CCTAGCTCTCTGACTTGCACATCGTGAGGCAGTAACTGCTCGGCTAATTCGTAGTGATTCGTTCTCAGCCAGTTCACATACCAATCGAGTCCCTGACCGTGGTTCTCTACAAAGTCAATGAGTCGCGTTTCTAGGCCAACTCTCTGACAGACCCAGATCGCAGTGGAGTCGCCTATCCCTAAGTCCCAGGCTGCATAAGTTTTAGCTAAACCATCTACAGGGATGTCGTGGAATCGCTCAGACGGTAACTCATTGAGAAGTTGTCCGTAGTAACTTCCTTCGATTGCACTGTCAAAGGAACACTCAAACTCTTGCAGGTACTTGTCATCTCCCATCTCGGACTTGGCTGCATCGAGTTCAGTCTGAGGAATAAGACCGGTTTCGGACGCTCTGAACTCAAGCAGTGCCCAATCGTTATGCTCTGACGCATGGTCTCTCAGAGTTTTGAAGTGGTTATTTCCCTTTGGTGTCCCAAGGAATAACGCCCATCCCATTCTGTCTGACAGGGCCGGACGAACCACTTCCGACCAAATTTTAGGGTTCTGGTCTCCAAATTCGTCGAATACAACCCCGTCAAAATACTGTCCTCTAAGAGAGTCTGGGTTATCAGACCCCGCAAGTTGGATGCGTCTGCCCCAGAAATCAACCCTAAGTTCTGCAATATTCGCGGTGGCGTTAAGGGGCTCGGTAAACTTGAGGAGGTAATCCCAGATAACTCGTTTTGTCTGAGAGTAGGTAGGCCCAATAAACGCATATCTTGGAGCCTCCTTTGTGTTCTCTATCGCTGCTCTAATGAGATGATTGACAGCAGAGACTGATTTCCCCATACGGCGGTGAGCCACAACAACCCCGAATCGCTTGTCTGCAAGCGCATGGTGGATCTGTAGCTGTTGCGCTCGCGGTGCATACGGAATGACTATTCTTGTTGCGCCCATGTCACTTGTAAAGCAACTGGTTGCCCGTCCTGACCTGTTACCTCTGTCCTTGCCAACTTAGGTATGTGGTACTCGATAGCCCGCAAGTAAATATCGCAAGCCTTTTCTGGGCTTTTCTGTGCCACTTCGTCTAGCCATATAGCAAAACGAGGTGCGTTTAGTTCCGCCATCTTAGCAATGGCTTCCCTAACTGCCGCAGTAGATTTGTTAGGCGCACCCTTTGGTCTACCTAATCCTGCGTTTGGAGGAATCCATTTGTTTTCCACTGTATTTTACTATCCTTTTGTTGTTACTTTGCAACGGTTAACTGTACATGTACTCAGTCTTGAATTGATTTGCAATGCTTAAATCTGATCGTGCTTTGACCCATTCCTTAACTTCTTCTTCTGTTGTTTCTAGTTTTCCTGTTACAGAGCAATAAGTTTCAAATAGGCATAAAACCTCAAACAACTCAGATGGAATGTCTACGTCAGTGTTAATGACTGCCTTCATGTTAGTACCCCAATCTTTTTAAAAGTTCTTCTGTTAACAACCCCGCATAAGGCTTCATCTGTAGCGCACGAACGTCGGTTGCAGCAGGTTTTGTAGGGTCTGCGATACCCCTTGCTTCAACAACATTCGGCAACAATTCAAAGATACCGATGTCTTTATCAACTCTACCAACGCCCTCTCCAGGAACACCAAGAGGGTAAGAATAATGACCAGATTGCTGAATAACAGGACTGCCGGTTTTTATTTGACCTACATTCATAATTTGAGTGTCAAAGCCTTGCAATTGCTTTGGATCTGTTACGGCAAGCCTAGCCTCTCCAATGCTTAACCCACCCAAATCCCTGAACTCAACATCAAGCATATTTTTAATTTGTTTCCTTTGAACGTCAGGCGTGTTTCTGTAAACCTCTAAGCTATTTGTTGCGTCTAATCCTGGCCATGCGGGAACGATTTGTTTGATCTTTTTATCAATGGCTTTTTTCTGCGTTTTCCCTAAAGCAGATTCGGCAAACGAAAGCATTGTTTCGCCCGTAAAAGTCGCAAAGTCTCCACCAGTCGGGGCCATACGCCAAGGGATGTACAAAGGGTCTTTTCCAGTAACTTCCTTAACAATTTCGGAAGAACGCATGATTTGACCAACCGGCCCTCTGCCGGAAGCCCATGCCATTGGATTGACAAACATGAAATCTTGGCCACCTTGTAACTCTACAGGACGCTTCAAAGGAATGTCGTTAACAGATGTAAGAAGCCCGCCCGCTGCTGACCTATCGGCCATTGAAGTAATAAATGGGTAGCCTTCATAATTGGCTAGATTTACAGTTGGGGCATTTAAATTAGCAGTCGGCTCAATAGTTGTTTTAAGTTCAGCAAGCCTTTGTTGTTCCTTGGCTCTTGGGTCAAACCTTGGGTCGAATCCTGACGCTCCTGGCTTGTTCACTTCACCAGGGATAGCCTCACGAATTTTCTTTAATCCCTTTGGAGCAATTACGCCTAGCGCAGAAAACAGTTCTGGCGTTTGCATTGCCGCTTTAACAGCCCCAACTGGCACATTAACCGCAGGCATATTACCTATCGCTTGACCAGTTCTGTAAGCCTGTTCTTCACCATAAACAGGTTTTTCTAAACCCAACAATCCACGCGAAAACGGGCCTACAACATTAGCAAATGGCTCGCCAATATTTCTTTGGTACGCCGCAATCATGTCTTGCAGCGTTTCCTTTGGCTCGTCCAGTAGACCCTTTCTGCGCTTCACTTCTTATTCCTCGCCGAGATTGCCTTTGCTTTCGCTTTTGCATCTTCCTTACTACTTGCACCCCATGCCTTTAGACTGAGAAGTAGTCTAGTAGGGCTACCATCAGGTTTACGCTCTGGGCCTGGCATGTTACCCATTCTCGCTAGGAAAGACGCTCTACGCGGGTTATCGCCGCTCTTAACGGGAGCCTTCAGGTTAGAACCAGGGTTTGCAGCCTCGTAAGATTTCCGACCCTTCTCGTTCAGGCCACCCTTAGCGTTCTTACCTTCTTTCCTAGTCCAAGCGGCAGTCATTTCTTTTTAGCTTTGCCAGCTTGAGATAGGGCAATCGCTACCGCCTGTTTCTGACTCTTGACAACTGGCCCACCCTTACCTGAATGGAGTTGTCCCTTGCCGAATTCGGTCATAACCTTACTGATCTTCTTCTCAGCCTTGGTCTTTTTCATTTCTTCCTCGCTGCTCTCATGTTATCCACAAGATTAGGGTAGGGTCTGCCAGCAGATGCGGCCATAGCCTTAGCGGACTTCTTCTCAGACTTAGAAAGAGGTTCACTCTTCCCCAGTTTCTTCGGTCTCGCCTTCTCCCATATCGCTTTCTTCATCGCCCATCTCCCAAGAAGCGCAAGACTTATCTGGCGCACACATAAAGTTCCACTGATGGCAATAGCCCGCGCCTTCTGGCAGACAATCCTCCATGTCCATGTCGAAGTATTCGCAATTACCGCAACGTCTCTCTTTGGCCTGACTCGCAGAGATACGCCACTTTGCGCCTAAATCCCGCCAGAATTGCGTATCACCCTCTCGTTCAGGGCCATACATTGCCTTCTCTTTTGCGATTGCCTTGTTCTCTTCGTTCAAAGCCTCGTCTTGCGTTGGAAGCGGACAACTCTCATCCTTTTCCTCGCCTTTGATGACAATCATCACTTTAGGGGAAAGCAAGCCTTTCATTTTTTAGCCTTTTGTGGTTGCAAAGGAATGCCTACTTTCCTGTCATACCTGATGGGTACAGGAGGCACTTTCATTCTGTAGGGAGACGGTAATGCCTTGCTATCCCCGGTTCGTTTTTCCACAGCCATGCTGCTGCCTCCTTGATGTTCTTGGAGTCGTCCTTTCCAACGCTTTGACTGCCTGCGTGGTGAACGTAACTCCTTGAAACAAAATGCTTAAAGTCACATACCGTAAGTGTATGACAAAAGACGTTGTCTGAAAACCAGTTGATGGGAGGAAACCTGACTGCCTGGAAGGCTTCCTTCGTGATGTAAGCAAAGATTGGCGCAATGACGCTCGTCTCTTTGATCGTTTCTTCTTCGGCCCATTTCATCCCGTGTCTTGCACCGCCCTCGAACCGGATGTTCTGGGCTTCTAAGATGTAGTCAGACCTCGCACCTAATACACCGACTTTATGCCCCGCCTTCTGTAGATGCTCGGCATCCTCTAGTAGGAGTTTATAAGAGTCTGGAGTCAGGCAGATGTCGTCGTTGGCAATGATGACTGCATCGTGGTATTGGAATGCGTCGTCCATGATCCGGTTGTAGGCATCACCAAAGTTACCCGACGAGTTGAGTACCCATTTGTAAACTCGTTCATCCATTGTCTCGGTTCTGCTCGACAAATAAATAGGCGCTTCTTTGGCGTATAGACGGATGCTCGACAACGTGATTTCAAGACTTGGACTCCCTACCGTACAAATGAGTATCGGAACTTTTTTCATACTCCGCCATCCTATGGTGGGCTACCACCTGAAAGTATTTGTTATCCATGAGGTTTTCTGTGCAAACATTGACCTCTAACCCATTTCTGTCTGCGATGATCGGAAACGACAGTTGATCCTGTAGCGTCCACTTCATCATCTCGATCCACCAGTCTTGATTTGCTTGGGGGTTGATGTAACTCCGCTTCCAACATAGAACCCCGCCAGCAATAAGACCTGCATCCTGCGGCCACCCCTGATCCCGATAGTGCTCGACCTGAGCCAAGATAGGTTGATCTCGATACTTAACCATATCCCAGCACTCTCCGGCCTCTTGGTAGATACAAGTCCGCCAGGGATGCTGGAATGCTGCCATCGTATCTCCGGCCTGGTCGATCATGTAAGCCACAAACTCAGGGCTTGTGATCCTTATCGACCCGTCTATCCAGATCACGTAATCCTCAGCAAACTCTAGCTTGTCTGGAAATACCTTGAACCACTTGGCATCCATACGAGGATCTGAGAAGCGTCTGCTTGTGATGACTTGTTGCCACCCTTGAGGCTTCTTGGCGCTGTCTAGGATCGCGTAGAAGGCCGTAGGAACGCTTTGCCTGACCGCGTAGTGCAACGGGTCATAGTTGCCAAAGATCGCCGTATAGACCGCCGCTTTCATACAAAAAAACGCCCAACGTCGCGTCGGGCAAAGGAGGGGAAGGAGCCAACTTTCATTTTAACCCATACCTTATTTCTTTGAGAATCTCTTCTGCTTGCAGTCTTAGGTCTATGGCCTTCCTGTGTAGCTCTACAGACAGATTGACAATTGCTAGTGCTCGTTGTTCTAACGCACTTGTTGACTGCGCCTGCTCGATGATGTCTTGTGCTGCACTCATGGCTGCTGCTTCGTTTAGATTCATTGCATCTCCTCTGTTAACAATTTCCATGCTGTTGCTGCCACTGCTGGAACTTGTCCATTTCCAATGGCTTTAAGTCTGTCCACTCTAGCGGCCACCCCATCAGCCACTCGACCCACGTCGGGTTCAACTTTCCACCATTCCCCGCTCCCATAAGGCGGGCTTGCCCTATCCCGACATTGTTTTTCAGCAACTCCCAAGAGCCTGAGCCCCCGCACATCCCCGCAGTTCTTGGTGAGGGCCATTTCATCACCGCCGTTGCCAATCCGTCTCCGCTCGTTGGACTCAGACCTTTCTTGTTGTAATTTCCATTTACGATTGGAGTAGGCCAAATCTTCACAGCCAGCGACAGCGGTGTCCCGCCCTGCGCGTAAGGCGTGTTGCGAGAGCTCACATCGCTCGCCACGGGCGTGGGCCACAACCCAGATTCTGTCCCTCTGATGCGGAGCTCCAACGTCGGCTGCTCCCAACACTCCCCATCTCGCATCAAACCCCATGCTGGCAAGGTCTGACAAGACGACATCGAGTCCTCTAGTAGTGAGCATTGGTGAGTTCTCAATGAATGCGTATCGGGGTCGTACTTCGCAAATGATCCTTGCCATTTCTCGCCACATACCTGATCGCTCTCCATCAATTCCTGCGCCCTTTCCTGCGGCTGAAATGTCTTGACAGGGAAACCCTCCAGATACGACATCAACAATGCCTCTCCACGGCTTTCCGTCAAAAGTCTGAACGTCATCCCAAATCGGGAAAGTCGGGAGAACCGCATCATTTTGTCGCTGCACAAGTACGCTTGCGGCGTGGGGTTCCCATTCGACTGCACAGACGGTTCGCCATCCAAGTAAATGTCCTCCGAGTATGCCTCCACCAGCGCCCGCGAAAAGAGCCAGCTCATTCACGCTACCCTCAGATTGAACGGATTATTAAAGAAACTGATGTCTACGCCTTCCTCTTTTTGCTTAGGTTTGGATAGAACAGGCTTGAACTTCTTCTTCGGTCTGGACACCTTCTTGGCCTCATATTCGTCCTTGACCCACTCCCAAACACGTTCTTTAGTAAACGGGTCTATCCTAAACGATGTTTTGATGCAGCCTTTCTTTAGCAGAGCGTTTAGGCAGTTCACAGTTGTCTGCTTGTCGATCTTTGTCTGTAGCCTCACTGACTTTAGGTCAGCAGGTGTCTTACGCTTTTTCAGGTAATTAAGAATCTTTTTTTGTTCGTCAGTCATCCTATCCTCGCTATCTCTCTTTCTAAGTACCAAATAGCCTTCTTGAGATCTTCAACATTTTTACCCTTTAAGCTACTTCTCCAAACGTATTTAGTAGCATTACCGAGGTTGAAGTTCATATGCTCCGTGATCTCTATGCACTCTACGCCAGAAGGATGAGACGTGTAGTGCTTAGGATGGTTCACGTTGTCTTGAACCTCCCATTCATCAACAGCGCAGCAATGTCCGCATCTTGGGCATTCAAAAGAATCTTTCATATTGTGATCGCCACTCATTGATTCTTCTCCTTTAGCCTGGTTCTTTCAGTCGTAGCCCCGTTACGATATTCACCGCCGTTCTTCTCCTTTAGCTTGGCTTCGATTGCTCGTGCGAATCCCCATCTATCAAACCACGCTGCATTACCTTCGTCGATTTTCTGAGATAAATAACTCAGATCCTGAATCTCTTCATCCGTAAGCCCAACCCATTCACGCTTTTGTGGTGCGGTGTAAAGATGTGTCCAGTTTTCATTAATGTTTGTGTACCCGCAACCCGTACCTTTACCGGACGATAATACGGTCACAGGCCCAGCATGACTTATTGGATCACTCTCCAGCGCCTCAAGCGCCACCTGCATAGCTTTTCTGCTCATCGATCCCTCGCTTTCAGCATCGCGTCTGCAATCATGTAAGCCTGCTTCGCGGTTGCATCAAAATAATTCCCAGGCTGCGCCAGTGCTTGCATCGCCTTCCCTGCAAAGTAATCACGCAGGGACATACCTGGTTGGATTAGGTACGAGTGTGCAACGGGAAATGCTCCCCCGCCATCTGTTGGTGTTTTTGCTGTTTTGTTCTCGCTCATGCCATATCCCCTCTATAAAGTTGCCAAGCATCGCTAAGTTCTTCTCTAGCAATCCTTACCCTAAGCCTCATATAGTCAAGATCGTCAAGAAGAATTCTTAACTCGTTAGGATGCACCATCACATACGTTGTTTCGTCTGCTAGCTTTCTTAGTAGTGCGTAGGCTTTTTCTTTGTCTGTCATTTGTCTGTTTTCCTGCTAAATACTTCAGGCTTGTAAACCCGCACACTTGAGTTATGTAGGTAAACCGCGCGAATCATGTCGTCAACGACAGCCCAACAAAAATCAACGATCTGACCGTTCGAGACATAACTGTAGCCGTCAACAAGGTGTGATCCATACCGCTTGCATTTGTCCTGACGCAAAGTCAGTACGATTTCACCACCTCCCTCATTGCTTGCAGACCAAGTTTGTGCAGATACAGAAAAAGACATGGCAAGCAAAACACCAAATAAAAGTTTTTTCATGCTGCCCTCAACTTTTCAGAGATCCTTGCCTTCCAAGAGTTCCAGTCCTCTCCTGGCCTAGCAGGACAATTTACTTTCGCTGCCATTTCAGCAGTACCTTTCTCTGTAGCCCACCACACAACAACCTTCTCTTGTGCAGGTGCGATCTCTAACTCATCTTCCCATCTTCCCTGGTTCAACCAGGTCGCAGGATGCGGGATGAACTCCTGTCCCGTACCCTTCACCTGGTAATACTTGTTATGCGTCACCAAAGCCTCTACAGCAGACTTTTGCTCTTGTGGTGATAGTTTGGCCCATGCTTTTTGTGCAGCACGTTTAGCGACCTTTCTTGGGTATTTGCTCCAGAACTCCTCGAACATTGTTTTCTCCTGTTGTTAGGAAATCTCAATGTAAACCTTATTTTTATTGTTGACTGTCGTCTTGTTGACAATCTTCTACTTTTCTTTCCTTTAGACATAACTTCCCCAAGGGTGGCAGCCACCTCCGCCCCGCAAGGGTCACTTCTGGATGTTCCTTGCCTAGCGTAGCCGAAGCCAGCGATTCTCTCCACCTCTTGCTTGTCCCACCCATGTACAAGAGGCTTTGTCCAGTACCTCACTGACAGTCTGGATCGGCATGAAACGGGGTGTTTCGCCAGCCGGTGTTTACTTCCGCGCAACCCATGCAGGTTCTTAATAACGCTCGGAGTACGGTCTGGTAGAAAAAGAAAAAGCCGTTAAGGATGCACCCTGGTGGAAGACCCCTTCAGGAGAAAAGGGGCAGGGCACATTCCTAACGGCTTACATCTGCTTCCACACAGACAAACTAATCTTATCAGATCTCCACAACCTTGCAAGTCCAGCCTTCTTTTAACTTACCCCATCCATGCACCTCGATCTTCCATCCTGCTCGCAAGATAGCCGGAAGGTGTTCGCATTCTGCAATCTTCTTCACCCTGGCCGAGACGTTACCTCTTGAGGTCGTCTGAACTAAAAGCGTCTCCTCGTCTTTGAGACAGAGGATGTCACCTATCCCAAATAAGTCCTGCCTGATCCTGGCCCAAGGGTTCCAGTGCTCGACGATCTGACATAAGTAACCACGCTCACGAAGCGCAGCTAAAGACCTTTGAGTAGGACTTACCGACGAACGGCGTTTCTTTTTGGTATCAGCGGCAGAGATTGTCGTCACGATGACAGTCTTATGGGGTTGATAAGCCTAAGATTACTCCATCGAAACAAGGAGCAAGCATGGACGTACAGATCAAAACAGCAGATTACGAGAAGTTATGTATCAGTGACTACGAGCAAGACATTTGGATTTCTATCTGGCATATGAAAGCACACGCAGCTATACATCTCAACAAAGAACAAGTAACGCAACTTAGAGACGAACTTAACAAATACCTGGAGGCTGTATGAGCGTTGACTACGATGCTTGGTTAGACAGAAAACTTTACGAATACGACAGAGAGAGGGAACAGAATGACTACCAACAACAGTTGGAACAACAGGAGTACGAACTTGACGAAGTACAAGATAACGAGGAGTGATTGGGCACTATGCGCGCTATTGGGGATTTGCTACGGAACACTGCTCTTCCTGTTCATAAAGTAACGGAGCCAAACATGAAATTCAACGAACTTAGAAAAATCAACGTAACCGAGAAGGTCGAGAAGAAGAACGGACTCTCTTACCTCTCTTGGGCCTGGGCTGTAGATACATTGTTGCAACACGATCCTACGGCTACATGGGAGTACAAGCCGCACCAAATGTGGGGCGATACGGTGATGGTGTTTTGTGAGGTCAAAGCATTCGGTGTCTCTCGCACTGCACAACTGCCCGTTATGGATCACCGTAACAAAGCGATCTCTGAGCCAGATGCTTTCCAGGTCAATACAGCTATGCAAAGATGTCTAGCTAAAGCTATCAGCCTCCACGGTATCGGGCTTTATATCTACGCTGGAGAGGATCTGCCAGATGAAGATAAGCCTTCCGTAGACGATCACATAAAAACGATCTTGGATGCGAAAACAGTTGACGACTTGAAGGCAGCATTCACGAGTGCCTACAAGGTCTTTAAGAACGATCCTGAGTCCATCAAGCAAATCGACGCAGCCAAGGAACAGCGCAAGAAAGAACTGACGGAGATTAAATGAGTCAGATTCTCTCTATTGCCAAGCAATCAGGGGTTCTCATCTCACACCGAGATGAGTTCCTGAAGTCGGTGGAAAAGTTTGGCCGGTTGATGCTCAACAAGTCTAAACCGCTAACGCCAACACAAATGGCTTACTTGGAAGCACTTGATGACTGGATGTCTCTAAACGATCTTGCAAACAAGTTCGGATGCACACCACAGAATGCTTTGAAGATGATTCGTGCTCTGGAGGCTCGCAAGTTGGTAACTAAAGAAAAACTCTACAGGCAAGCCTGGGCCTTTTACTACAAACGAAAATGAACCTGAACACATTTGAAGAAGGACTGCTGGACTCGATCCAGACAGAGCGTTGCAAGAAACTGCTCTGGTCTGTCATACAACTAGCAGTCGATGATGCCTGCAAAGCACCCTATAAAACTAGACCGACAGACGACACGATAACCGCCCTCCGATTCATATTCGGAGACCTCCACGAGTCTGGGCTCGACAATTATCTGATGTGGCTTGACGTTGACAGCAAAGAATTCAAGAGACGCATGGTCAATGCCATGTACTCAGAGCGTCACGATAAGTTCACTGACTTCGAGAGACGAGCCTTTCGAGCTAACTACAACTGGTACTTACGAAATGAGATCAATCCTAACAACTGAGACTGACCGTAGGAGGGCCATAGAGGCCATAGAAGCCACTGAACTAGGCTACATGGTAACTATCTCCAAACCTCCCCGCACAGCGGCTCAGAATCGGTTTTATTGGTCGATCCTGACAGCTTGTGCTGAACAACTAATGGGCCAGCAATACACGCAGGACATCTGGCACGAGTGGGCTAAGACAAGGTTTTTACCTTCTCGTGTTGTTGAACTTCCTGGAGGACAAGTCAAAGAGATCGAGCCTTCGACTGCTTCGCTTACCGTGTCTGAGTTCTCGGATCTTGTAGAACAACTTCTACAGTACGCAATCGAGAAGGGGTTAGTCTGGACAGACGAGATGAAGGACGCTGAACTTGACTTGAGGAAGATCAATGTACACCAACAAAAAGTTGCTTGAGGCTTGTAGAAATATTCCTTGCGGTGCATGTTTTTGTGAGGACGGGACTGTAGTTGCTGCACACAGGAATCAAGGCAAAGGCATGGGCATCAAAGTCTCTGATGCTTTAGTAGCATCTCTTTGTTTTCGTTGTCACTCATACTTAGACCAGGGAAAAGAAATGTCTCGTGAGGAACGTCGAGACTTCTGGAACCAGGCGTATATCAACACAATGCAAGCAATGATCGAACGAGGGATATTAAAGGTGCAACATGGAACAAAGAACTGATGATTGGTACAAAGCAAGACTAGGCCACCTAACCGCTAGCAGGGCTTCAGACGCGCTTGCGAAACCTGGTACGGCTACACGTAGGAACTACCAGATCCAACTCGTTACAGAGCGTCTGACGGGCCTACAAAGTGATTCTTTTACGAATGCGGCTATGCAATGGGGAACTGAGCAAGAGCCCGTCGCCAGAGCAGCCTACGAAATCCACACAGGGCATTTCGTCGAGCAGACAGGGTTTCATGTTCACAAGTCGATAAAGTGGCTTGGGGCGAGTCCTGATGGCTTTGCAGGGTCGGGGCTGATCGAGATCAAGTGCCCTAACTCAAACACCCATGTCGATTACTTACTAGCAAAGGAGGTTCCCACAAAATACAAGCCACAAATGCTTACTCAAATGCTCGTGACAGGTAGGACTTGGTGCGACTTTGTTTCGTTCGACCCAAGACTTCCTGAACATCTTCAGCTATTCGTCGTTCGTTACGAGCCAAAACAGGAAGAGCTAACCAAGATCGAGTCTGATCTGGTTGCCTTTCTCAATGAAGTTAATCAAATGGAGTTATCGCTATGCCAAAAGAACTAACAGGATCAATCAGCAAGAACAAGAAGAAAGAAAAGGATGTTCACCCAGACTACCGAGGTTCAGCAATGATTGGCGGGGTTGAATACTGGATCTCAGGATGGGTTAACGAGGGTTCCGACGGGAAGTATCTGGGGCTAAAGTTCCAGCAGAAAGACGGGGAAACTAGACCCGTTAAGACTAACGATGACGAGGATGTTCCATTCTAATGTTAAG